TTTCTGTAGTGTCTATAGGTGGTGCTAACAAAGACTCAATATTATCAACACCTAAAGCTCCGTACATACGTCTATAAGCTTCATAAATACCATTTGGTCCATGAACTTGAGGGTTTGATTGAACCATCTGCAAAAGCTCTTGAGCAAGTGTAATACGTTGACTTTGACTGAATATGTTAGGGTCTGACACAGGTATTACATCTATGCGGTCATCAAAATCAGTTTGTTTTACTTCTCTAGGACCAGTGCCAGTTTCATAGGCATACTCTGGTGGTAAATATTCACCAAATAACCTAGAAAGTAACTGAAACTCTAATCTTTGAGCATAGTGTAGCCTTTTGTGAATGGCAGACATTACTTTAGTGCCGCGCTCTAGTAGCGCAACTGTAGTGCCTACAGGCATGGCTTGGTTCATGTCACCAACATTCATGTCTGCTATTGATGCAAAACGCTTACCACTGTCTACCAAAATACCAAGCAAAGACATAAGCACATTACTTGGCTCTTTAATAGGCAATGGTATTAAGTTCTCTCTTAAAGAACCGCCAGTTGTGTCTATATCTCTAAACTCGCCTGGCTGTAACGGCTCGTCTTCATCTCTTATTCTCATACCGCGAGCTTTAAAGCCAGCAGGTAAGTTAGCTAATGTGCCAGCATCTATGAGCTGCCGTAAAATAGATGTTGATGCTTTTGATAGACCACCAATCATGTGTGACAGTCCTAAACCATAAAAGCCTAGACCTGGCAAGAACTTGTATTGCACAAAATAATTAATTTTGTTTTTAAAAGGATCGCTTTCTAAGAAATTACGTCTAATAGATAGAACTGTTTGTGACGATTCATCTATTGTTACAATGTAAGGCAGTTTTAAACCTGTTGGATTACCCTCTGCATCTAAATCCTCATATCCTGGTAAATCAAGTATCGTATGTACTTCATACACAGTGTGATCTCTATCTTCAGCGTAAGACGGGCTAATACCTTGTATTTCATCTATTTCTTCTTGAATATCATCGTTATCTGTGCTGTAAGAGTTAGATTTAATATCCACGTTTGCGTAGAAACCTGACAATTGTTGTTTCTTGATTTCATTACGAGACATGCTAATTGCATGTGTAACCCTCTCTGCGCTACTAATATCTGAAGATTCGTATGGAACAATTAAATCTTCTGGGGATATAAATTTTGATACAGCTCTATTTAAAACAGTGTCAAAGTATATTTTTTTAAACGCAGAACCCGCTAACGGTAAATAAAATAACAACATATCAAGCTCTGGATCGTAATCTTGCATTACGTTCATAATGTAAAAGTTCATAAATTCCTGAACTCTGTCAGCTTGTGCTTCTGTTTCCGCGCTACGTTGACCTACTAATTGTGTTTTAACTGGTCCTTTAGCTGGTAATAATTCTTTGTATGCTTGCGCTTGGAATTGGGTAACGGCTTCTGCCAAAATCGGATGAATAACACCGCTTGAACCTTCAAATGGTTCAGACCTTGCTTCGTCAAACTTCATTCCAAGGTATTTTAAACCATCAACGTATGTTTTTTCCCACTCGCTACGTGATTGTTTGTCATGACGTATGCTTGACAAAATATCGTTAGATAGTTTTTGTAATTCGTTTTCGTCAACAAACTCAACAAGGTTAGCATCAAATGGTATTTGTTCCTGTAAAGTTTCTGGCATATCAATTTCATCACCTACTAATATTTCTTCTTCGGTGACTAAAATTTCAGCAGCTTCACGTATTTGATCTTGTCTTGTAGGCTCTGGAAAAACCTCAACTGCACTACCACCTACATTAATATCAGGATTATCTTGAGTACCTAATTCTCGTTTTTCTATAGCCATAGCTTCTCAGTTTAACACGCCTTGCAAGTTTTAATAATAAACCGTGCGTTTTCGTGGTAGTAAATCTGCCTCCATTTGATAGTCTTCATCGAGCGATACGAAACCGCCTTGTCTAAACCTCATTAGTGCCATTGTAGCAGAATCACAGTAATCATCGTGATCTCCGTAAGGAAAAGATGCCATTTCTTGTATTACTTCATCTGCAAATTGATCTTCGGTAGCCCACACCATACCAGATTCAAATATTGGTGCTACAGAGTTCATTCGCGCTATTTTATCTTGTCCTCTACTTGGAGTGTAAGATGTTACAGGAATACCCATCCTGCGTAACTCTTGTGTTAAGGGTGTACCGCTTGCTTTAGCTTCAATCAATATACAATCTGGCTCCCAATATTTGTATTCTTCCCATGCTAATTTTTTCAATTCTGGGAAGTCTACACGCACTCTTTTTGCATCCAACAATATTATTTGATCTGCTTCTCCATCTCTGGGACTAAAAATAGCCCAAGTTGTTATTGCAGAATAGTCAGCCGTTTCTTTTTTACTAAAAGCAGTATCGTAACTTTGAATTACATAACTGTAAGCCGGAACGTCACGATCCCATGTTCTCCACCATTCTCTTTTTACTATAGCGCCTTCTTCAGCAGTAGGATTTTGTAGCCATTGAGAGTTCCATTTAGAAATAGGTAAAGATGCTTTTACAGATAAAAGTTCTTCTTTTTTCCAAAACTCAGGCCATAAAGGTGTGTCTGACTCTGGCATGATCGCTGGAAACTCAACCACCTCCCATTTATCAGCGTATTCATCTGTTTGTTTTTTAAGCACTTTTCCAACGAGGTCTTTTGTACTCCATCGTGTCATTACAATGATAATAATGCCGCCAGGCTGTAAACGCTGTCTTGGACCTGATGTGTACCATTCATAAGCGCTTTCCATAGCTGTTGGTGACATGGCATCTTGTTCTGAGTGAGGGTCGTCAATAATCAATAAATCTGCGCCTCGTCCTGTGATAGCACCACCTACACCTGCGGCAAAGAACTCTCCATCTTGATTAGATGTCCATCTACCTGCGGATTTGTTATCAGCTTGCAGTTTTAAATCAGGAAATATAGTGCTGTACTCTTGGCTACCAATTATATTTCTGACTTTACGACCGAACCTGACTGCCAGTTCTGCTGTGTGAGTAGTTTGAATTATTTTTAAATTACCGCGCAAACCCATCATCCAACTAGGAAAGAAAGTGCTTGCAAACTCAGATTTAGAGTGTCTTGGCGGTAAACATACGATTAACCGTTTTAATTTACCTTGAGCTATACGATTAAATTTTTCACCAATAATTTTATGATGACGACCTTCTACAAACTCAGGCCACATGTGTTTTAAGTAGGTTATAAAATCTTTTTGACAAGAATCTTGCTTTTTTAGCTGTTCAAACCTATTAAGTAAAGCTACGGCTTCAGCTTGGTCTTGTTGAGATAATATATCAAAGTCTTTTAAGGAAACCTCTGACATTAGACCTCATGCCACTCTTTACCTTGGAATAAAAGACTTTCAGCTTCACGTCTACGAATCAAACCATCTAATGTCTTGCCACCAGCTTTATTCCATCTTTTAATTTCGCTGGGTACTTTTGAGTAATTTTTAGCGTTAAGTTCCTTCAGCATCGTACTCGATTTTAGGTTTTGTGGTCCTAAATTGAATACAAATGCACAAAGAGAATCGAATTGATTTTGAGTCAAATCAACCTCAACATATTTATTAACGTATCCTTCAAACTCTTCTAAATCTTCAGATAACATTTGGTCTGCCTGTTCTTGAGTTATAGTGTCACCATCTTTAACACCTCTAGTATGACCGTAACCAATTGTAGGCACGTCAGCACTACATCTGTAACTCTCTAATCTACAGCCTTCAAATTTTTTTATTAATGATTTGCCTTCTTCTGATATCTTCATATTATCCCCATGTTCCATCTTTTCTAACTTTGGCGACTTTTTTACCACCGTGGTACTCAACTGCATGCCCTTCTTTAATAAGCTTCTGACAAATATCTTCGCCAGATTCAGTATACGGTATGCCAAGGATTCTTCCATACTTACCTTTGCCTAAAGATTTTAGTTTAAATTTACCAACACATAACTCTTTTAATCGTTCTTTTGCGGCTAATCCTAGTTTTTTTTCGTCAAGATTTCTTGTCCTGGATTCGGGTGTGTCAATTCCAGATAGCCGTACTCTTTGTTTATGTAATTTTACATCAAAGCCAAGGTCTAAGACTATATCTATGGTATCTCCATCTACCACTCTATCTAACTCTGCTTGATAAACAAAAGCATCAGGTGATTTACTCATTTGTGTTTTCCTGTATTTTTGTATTTTTATCTTGCTCTCTATAATACTCTATTATCGCCAGCACATTGGTAACGTATCGTTTAAGCTCTGCCATGTTCATGCTTAAACTCTCGTAACCTTGTGTTGAAAGCGCGTAGTAAGGCTCTGCCGGAGCTTTACCTTCTTTAATAAGCTGTAAATACTCTTCCATTACATCAGGTGTCAAAACGCGCCATTTAATATCTTGCAAGCTTACTTCTAAGGGCATGGGAGGATGATACATAGGTGCTGGCAAAGTAATCGTTTTAACCTCTACAGGTGCAGTGCGAGGCTCTAGCAAAGAACATGCAGAAATCATCAAAGAAAAACCAATTATTAAACTAATTGTTAATATTTTCTTCATTTTTTTCCTCGAACATTTTTGGATCAGTTAATTCTAAAAAATCTGTTTTTACTTTAGCAGTACCTTTATTGATTATGTTTTCAATCAAGCCAGGTTTAGCCATCGCTAAATTAGTCATACTGTGTTTTTGAAATGTATTGCGCAACTCGCTAACTTCTCGCATAGACGCAAGATTTTGATCGTTAAGTTTACTTATTTGTTCGGTGGTTTCTTTTTGTTTTGCCAAATAGTTATCAATACTGGCATTTTGTTCATCTATCTTTTGTTCAAGAACTACCGCATTTGCTTTTAATGTAGCTATCTCTTTGTCTTGTATTTTTATATAGAACCACGAAGAAGTTGATACCGCTATCAACAATCCTGTGGTAATAATTGCAAGCTTGAATCCCATGTAAACACCCTAAGTTTGTTTCTTTTGCCTTTTACTTTAATTGGTTCTAGTTCTTTTAGCAAATATTTACAAGATTTTGCACATTCGTAGCCAATTAGTATATCCACGCCGACCTCTTTTGTGCTTGATTCGTATCTTGCAGCCTCATTGACACAATTACCGATTGCTGTGTAGTCAAATCTAGTATCTGAACCCATGTTACCTACACAAGCAACACCGGATTGAATACCAACTCCAATTTGTATCTCTTGATCCATTGTATCATTAAGTTTTTTGATTCGTTCTTGTATTCTTACCGCAGCCTCTATCGCTTTATTTTGATGTTCTGATAAATCTAAGGGTGCTGAAAAGATACCCATACAAGCATCACCAATAAATTTATCAACCATACCGCCTGATCGTTGTATTTCTTCAACTTGTATGGTCAAAGTGGTATTCATAACATCTGCTACCTCTTCTGGAGTCATTTTTTCGCTCATAGAGGTAAATCCACGCAAATCTGTGAATAAAAACGTGCAATAACGTAGCTCACCGCCTAATTTCAATAAATCTGGGTCTTTTTGTAGCTCTTTTACTTGTCTTGGGTCTAAATAATGTTCAAATTGCTTCTTAATTTGCTGTCTTAGGCGATATTGAGTGCGAAAATTAAGATAAAATGCGCCTGAAGCTGCAAAAAACTGTGAAATTAACGTCCAAGTTACGTCAATTAACATCCCAGACTGTATTAAATACACACCAGATGCCGCAGTAACGCCAAATATCATTAAAAATGACGTAATACCTATGGTTACACCTAAATTAAGCACTAAAAGCCATACAATCGCTACAGTAAGCAATAAAATTGCTAATTCTGCTGCAAAAGACCAATCAGGTATGCGCGGGCTATCTTGTATGAGTATGGATTCAGCCAGTGCTGCTTGTATTTTATGAGGCTCAAGCAAACCAACGGGCGAGGCAACTTGAGGTAATATGCCTACTGCATCAGTGCCAATAAAAACAAACCTTTGATTTACGTTCATTTCTTCAAGGGTTGTTTGATCTGTATTTACCCAACTTATCCATTTGCGACCAAGTGAATCAGTTGCGACAGGCGGTAATCCTTGCACCACAACTTCTTGAATACCGTTTTGGTTTGTTTTAATTATGTAAGTATCTGAGCCTACCAAAGCTTTTAAAACCTCTGTTCCAAAAGCTGAAACCCATCCATCAGGTGTTTTCATAAGTAACGGTATTCTTCTTACAAGTTGATCTACATCAACAGGTGCAGATGCGATGCCCTGTGCTGCTGATCTTCTTAATATTTCTATGTTTTGAACAACACCCGAAACAGGGTAGCCACCTACAGGATCACCCATAATGACTGTTCCTACAGTGTTTGGGTATCCACTGCCTTCGTTTTCATACATGGCTAGAATACTGTTGCTGCCTAGCAAAGATTCTGCAAAATCCTCATCTCCACCTAAACGATCTTTTTGTGGAAAAGCTACTGTCCAACCAACTCCCAAAGCGC